TGGATTTATTAGAAGGAAGAATTCCTATAGAACATTTTGATGCTCAGAAAGTTAAATCTAGAATTATTCAAGAATGTCTTTTAGAAGAGAAGTGCGCTAAATGTGACTTTATGGAAAGAAGAGTTCATGATACTAAAGTACCTTTGATTCTTACGCATAAAGATAAAAATAGAAAAAACTGGCATTTAGATAATTTAGAATTTTTATGCTACAATTGTGCATTTTTATACTATGCTGATCCTATAACTGAACAACAAGTACATGCTATGGAAGATTACGTAGATAAATCTAAAGAAGAACATAATTGGCAATTAGATGAACATCATATTGAGCATTTAAAAGAACTTGGGTTATATGAAGATATGAAACCAGGTGACGAATACATAGAAAAATATTAACTATTTATTATTATGAAAACTAAAAAATCTAATAAGTTTTCTACGTTTAAAAAACGTAAACCGCACGAAAGAAAAGTAGCTGACAGTTTAGTCAAGACTCATGAACGAAATGAAAAGTTACGAGAAAAAGAGATCAGTACTAATATTTTAGATCTCTTCTAGTTTAATTTAAAATTATTTTATGAGAAAAATAACTTTAGTATTCACTTTAGTAGTAATTTTGTCTGTGCTTACAGCATTTGCAAATATTATAACAGTACCAATAGTTAACACTCCTCCAGTAAATCAATTAGTTTCTTATCCTTTGGAGTTAAAAGAATTAGAGATAAAAGCTAACAAAGTAGAACTTATAGCAAGAGATCATAATGCATTTTTAAACGCTATAGGTTTTAGAGAATCGTCAAATAATTATAAAGCAGTAAATAGATTAGGGTACTTAGGTAAGTATCAATTCGGTAAAAAGACTTTAAGAGCGATAGGTATTTCCGTATCAAAAGAAGAGTTCCTTAGTAGTCCTATGATCCAAGAAGAAGCTATGCAATTGTTGTTAGACCATAATAGAAAGAACCTTAAAAGATTTATAAAAAAATATGAAGGTAAAACTGTTCATGGCGTATTTGTAACTGAATCTGGAATACTAGCAGCAGCTCATCTTGGAGGTGCAGGTAATATAAGAAAGTGGTTTAGAAAAGGAGAAGACTTTAAAGATGGTTACGGTACTACTATTACTTCTTATATGATAAAGTTTCAAGGATATCAGTTGGAATTCTGATATAATTTTCTTATATTTACGTATCAAATATTAAAAAATAAAGGTTATGTTTAAAGATATAGTATTTAGTAAATCTGATTTCGATGGAAAAGCTGAAGGAGGTATCTTCTTTAGGTCTTTTGAACTTAATAAATTTTTAGAAAGAGTAGAAGCTAACGACGAAGAAGTAGTTGGGTTAAGGTTCGAAGGAAATAATGTTGAAATTTTGGTTAATAAAAATAAAAGAATGTCAGTATAATGGCAGCAGAAAAAAGAGGTTTTACAGGTAAATTAGATTACGACTTTCCTACTCATGGAGTATGTGAAGTACAATTAGCTAATGATGAATGGTATAGAGTAACTGAAAGAGACTTTAGATCGTTTGATGGTCCTAGAAGATATAGCATACCTGATTATACTCTACATAAAGCCATGGATGTTCCTATGACTACTACAAAGTATATAGGTCCAGTCTATCTATGGGGTACTAATACTTATGTTCCTTATCAAGGTACTAGAAAGATATTAGAGTCTGAAGAGAGAAAGAAAGAAAGAGAATTAATAAATAAACAAAGAGCATGAAAAAATTATATTTTGATACTCCAGCAGAATTTGAAAAGTTATTCTCTAAAAAAACTAGAGAGGTTACTGATGGTATAGTAGTAGGTATAGAAACTGCTATTCAGGAACGAAAAAAATCTGCTCCATTATTTCATATAATTTTTACTTCTGAAGAAGTTTCTTTTGAAATATCTCTTCCTAAGTCGGAATGGGTAGGAGCATTGAAAGGGTGCTTAGATTATTATCATGAAGCTAAAGAAACTGATCTAGCTATAGACTGTTGGAAGTTATTAGAATGTGCAAAGCTTCAATAATTGAAACCGTTCGAAGAATTATTTATTGAGCCTAGAACCTGGGAGTTCAAATCTTCCAGCTCAGATAAAATATATTTAGTTACAGAAGGTAAATGGTTATTTTGTAACTGTTGGGGATATATAGCTCATAAAAAATGTAAACATATTAAACAAGTAAATGAACTCATTAATTCAGAGTCGAAAAATAGAAGTTAAAAAAAGTAAGATTCACGGTTATGGTGTTTTTGCTACTGACAATATTTTTAAAGGAGAAATATTAGAAGAATGTCATTTTATGTCTATTCCTTATATTAAAGATATAGCTAAAGAATATAAAGGTATATTTAATTATCCATTTTTATTTCCGATTGAAAATCCTACTGAATTAGCATGGCCTTTTGGCAACGGATGTATTTATAATTCCAGTAAAAATTGTAATGCTGATTGGTGCATTGATTCTGAAAGAAGACTATTTATTTTTACAGCAATAAAAGATATTAAAAAAGGTGAAGAAATATGCACTAATTATGAAGATAATGTTGATTGGGTTACTAAAAATATCTAGGGAAACAGTTGGAATTCTGAGATATTCTTCTTATATTAAGGTATAAAATTAAGGTTATGTATAATATAAATTTCGAAGTTTGGCTTAAAGATGAAGTAAAAGATATCTTGAAAGCTAATTATGTAGATAAGTCTTTATCTACGGATGATTTTCTAAGATTAGTTTTAGAAGTAAAAGAGTATTTAAATGAGTGTGATTCTCCTGAAGAAGTTGATATAGATGAAGTAGTAAACTTTATCTTTGAATCTTCTTCTTATAAAGATAAGATGTGGATAATTTATCCTGAAGAGCATAAGTATGCTGGTCAAGAAAGAAGTTTAACTCCTAATTGTTAATTATGACTAAAAGAGAAAAGCAAAGATCGTTGACTAAAGAATTTTTAACTTGGGTAAAAGATGTTTATCCGAAAGCTGAGTTTGATGACTCAGATGGATATGGATATACTGATATATCTATAGATGGTGATTTTAATGGAGATAATGTAATATCTTTTAGAAGGCATCATAATCAAGTTGACGCGTATAACTGGGCTGAAGATCATATATTAGAAGCTGAGAAAGTTATGGATAAAAAATTAGATGAATTAAAAAATAAATATCAATTAGAATATGGTAGAAGTAATTAAGCATGCATTAGGCTTTTGTGGAGAGCATTGGCATCCTAATATATGGACTGCTCTTGCTGGATCTCCTATTATAGCCTCGACCGTTTACTACGTTAAATGTAAATGTGGTAACTGGTTTAATCATAAAAAAGGTTGTGATCATGAAATGCATTAAATGTTCTGAGGATATAAATCCTTTAAGGTTAAAAGCGTTACCTGAAACTAAAACGTGTGTAAGCTGTAGTAGTACTGGAAGGTGGTATGTAAGGAATATTATTTCCGGAAAGACTACTTATGCTGAAACGGAAGTAATAAAAGATCCTAATGTAGCTAAAAGTATAGCTGCTATGGATCGAAGACAAGGATGGGGAAGTAATCTCCATAAAGTAAAAAGATAAATTTAAATTAAGTTATGAATAAATTAAAATTATATATAAGTTTATATTATCCTGTTATATTATCGTTCTTATCTTTCTTATACTCAGTAGGGTTATGGTTTAGCGGTCATAAGTTAGAAGGAATATTTGTAGGTATATGGGTACCTTCTATTTTAGCATTTGCTATCTGTATTAGACAGAGAAGAAATGATTTTTATAGAAGTTTAGCTATACAGAGAAAGTATAAAAATAAAAGAAGAAGAAGAAGATGATTACGGATAATATGTTAATAATGTTTATAATAGGATTTATTATATTCTGTTTTTATATAGGAGGTTTACTATATGCTATATATTGGGGACATAGTACTCAAAGAGAAGAAATGAAAAATGATCCTGAATTAAGAAATTATTATAATAGGCATCATAATTTCGATCCAGTAGATTACGATGGAGGAGGTAATTGGGGTAGATTTAATCCTCATGCTGAAGAAAAGTCTGATAGTTACGTAAAAAATCTCTTCAAACCTAAAAAAAAGAAAAAGAAAGAAAACGTAGGTAAGAGTACGTTTTGGGATTAGTGAAAAAACGTTTTGGTAAATATCATGATTTTATAGTTTTATGGACTATGTTCTGGACTGCTATTAGCGTAGGATTAATTTTTGGCTATTTATTAAATTAAGTAAGGATTGAAAAAGAAAAGACACTTAATTATTATTAGTCATCCAGATCAAAAATCATTTTGTTATAACGGTATATATAAAACTATCGTTAGGCAAATGAGAAGACATAAAGAAAACTATAGAGTTATAGATTTATATAAACATAAATTTCATAATGACAGAGAAGATCTAGTTGAAAATTATAAGAAAGATATAAATTGGTCTTCTCACATATATTTTATTTCACCAGTATGGTGGTTTAGATTAACTCCAAAGCTTGAAACTTTCTTTGATACTGTATTTACTCCCGGATGGGCATATAAGTTTGTAAATATTACTAAACTGTATGCATACCCTAAACCATTTCTTAAAGATAAAAAAGTAAGAACTTATATCACACATGGAGCTCCTATGCTTCCAGTCATTACTTTATATTTAAACTCAGTTAAATTAAGATTAGTAATGGGAGTATATTCATTTGTATTTGGATGGAAATTAAGTAGATGGTTTAAAACCAAACAATTTTGGTCAGTACCTTTCGTTAGCGATAGTAAACGAAGAAAATATTTGAGAGTAGTAAAAGAAGATATTAGAAACGATTTAGGATTATGAGAAAAGGTAAAAAATCATTTAAAGTTCAGTTATTAAGATGGTGGGTTAAAGATAGAGAGCTCACTCCTATGGAAAGGCATAGTAGTAAAGTAGGTTATATGGGAGCAGGTTTTCTGATGGCAGGTCATTGGACTGTAGAACCTTTGCTTTTTATGCTAGGTTTTTGCTGTATTTTATTTCAAGTTACAGTTAAGAAACAATGGAATTTAGTAGTACTTCAGCTTAATGGATTAGTAGCTTGGACTATACATTTTTTCAGCAATTTATAGTTGGATTTATAGAAAAAAATAGTTATATTATAATATGGAAACTTTTGAAGATTATATGAATAAAAAAAAGTACGAAGATCTTGTAAACGAAATACTTGATCTAAAAATGAAGCATCCTTTATCTGAAGAGGATAAACTTAAACTACAAAAACTTCAACAAAAATTAAATGGCGAAAAAAAAATATAAAGTAATGTTACTAAGTGGAGGATTCGATCCAGTCCACAAAGGTCATGTTCAAATGATAGAGCAAGCTAGAGAGTTAGCTGACGAAATATGGATTATATTAAATAATGATTCATGGTTAAGAGAGAAAAAAGGAAAGTCTTTTATGAAACAATCTGAAAGAGAATATATAATGTCTCAATTCAAAGGAGTAACTAGAACCTTTATTTGTAATCCTAGAATTCCTACTGATAAAACTGTTAGTGATGGAATTTACTCTGCTGTTATGGCTTATAGAAGAGACTTTACCGGTGAGATGAGAATGGCTTTCGGTAATGGAGGAGATCGAAAAATAGGTAACATTCCGGAAGAAGATTATTGTAATTCAATGGATGTAGATATGGTTTGGAATTTAGGTAATAAAATTCAATCATCCTCTTGGTTACTAGAAAAGTATGAAAATGCAGCAGTATAGACTAGTTTAGCTGCTATTTATTATAAATTATTCATTATGAATGGAACTTTATTTTCTTCAGACTTTGTAATAGATGCAAATGGTAATGAAAGACTATTAGAAATCAATACTGATACTGGTTTTACTCAAGACTTTATTGATAATAATCTTTCCTTTACTGATTTTTTCTCAGTATTAAGTTCTAACAATATTACTGAAGTAGTAGTTATACATAAAGAGTTTCAAAGAGAGTTCGTAAAAAAATTAAGAACAGATTTAGAAGCTTTCGATGATACTATTACTTTTACAGTTCAAAAAGAAAACGCAGAATCTATTTATCCAACAGCAGTAGCTGATGCTGCTAATAAATTTATATTAAGACTAGCTTATAACGAGAATGCATTACTTGATTCAACATATGCTAAAAATAATTACAACTTATTAAAATTATTTTATGATAATGATAACTCTGGAGCAGTTACTGAATTTTATTATTCAGGCTCAGATGGAATAGTAAACACTGTAATAGCATCTGCAAATAGCTCTTCTTTACCTGATTACGTTACTAAACCAGTAGAAGTATGGAATTCTGCTAATACTTTTTATAAGCAAGATTTCAATACATTAACTGGAAGTATAGAATCAGATGATTTTATACAAAAGTATCATCATAATACTTCAGAAGAAGAAAATAGTAGCGTTACATCTTATAGAGTATTTTCAGTAGCATATGGTTCTAATATTGATATTCTACATTTAGGAATGTATAAGCAGATAGCTATTTTAGATATTCCTAACTCATTAACAACAGCAGCTAATGGAGCATTGGATACTAAACATTATTACGAATTTGCTTCTAATTATCCTAAATTTGATGGAGAAGGAGGAATACCGAGTGCTGCAGCTGTATTTTTACCTTCAGGCTCTCAAATCGTTTCCAACTTAAGTGTAGGAGATGAAATAAGTTCTTTTCATGTAGAAGGATCACCAGATGCAGATTCAGATGCAATATTAACAGATTGGAAACATCCTGGCAATGAATTACCTTCAGGTTCATTTCAAACTTCTTCTTTAGTTGAAGCTGTAAATAGTTTAAATGCTAAAAATAATATATTAGCTAAATTAGTAATGAGTAATGATGATATAGTATACTCTAGTCCTAGTACATTATTTTTGACTCATGTAACTGAATCAAATGAATTAACTTACAAAGGAGCTTCTCATATTTACCCAGGATACTCTCTTGTAAAAAATGATGGATCTAGCATAGAAGTTTCTCAAAGTATTTTAGAAGTATACGATAGCGCTCAACAAATTTATAATTTAAATATAGAAACTACTGACCTTTATATTGTTAGTAGCTCAGGAGTATTAGTTCACAACTGCTTTGCTGCTGGTACTACGATTACAATGGCTAATGGTAGTTTAAAAGCTATAGAAGATTTAAAAGATTATGACGATGTATTATGTTGGAGTCACGCTTCAGAAGAATTAATTTCCGGAAGAGTTGAAACAGTATCTAAAAAACTCAGCGATCAAGTTTATACTATCAAACACGGACGAGAGAAAACTTTAGTTACTGCAGAACATCCATTTTATGTAGTTAATAAAAGTGAGTATGTTGCTGCTAAAAACTTATTAGTAGATGATATTTTTATTTCGGACGTTGGATCTGAAGTTAAAGTAAAAGAAATCATACCTCCTGAAAAAGATGAATTTATAGAAGTTTATAACCTAGGTAACGTTTCCCCAGTCCATAATTTCTTTGCTGATGGAGTATTAGTTCATAATTTTAAATTACCTCCTGGAGGATTATGTTGTTTTGTAGAAGGTACTGAAATTAGTTTAGCTAATGAAGATATAAAAAATATAGAAGATATAGTAATTGGTGATGAAGTATTATCTTGGAACGGAGAAGAGTTAGTAGTAAGTAAAGTAATAGATATCGAACCAACAGTAGTAGGAGATAGAGATTTATATACTATTAATGGAGAAGGAATATGTAATATCGAATTCACACCAGAGCATCCTTTCCTTACTAAACAAGGATGGAAAGCTTTAAAACCAGATGTAGAAGAATTTGGTATATTAGAACCTGGAGATGAGATAAATTGTTGCGGAGAATGGAAAGCTATTTCTTCTATAGATGTAATAGATTCTAAACCAGATCAAAGAGTATTTAACTTTACAGTAAAAGAATATCACAACTATGTTGCCAATGGTATTATAGTTCACAACAAGTAATTATGGGATTATATAGAACACAAAATTTTGCTGCTATCAAGAATCAAACTTCTTCAGCAGTTAGTACACAAAGACAAAATAATTTAAAAGCTATAGTAACTAATTTTATTACTTATTTTAAGGCTAAACATAGTTAGTAATTTAGTTGTTATTCTGATTATTTTTTCTTATATTTTAATTTAAATGTTATGTTATGAAAGAGTTATACTTTTTAAGATCCTATAAAATAAATCACCGAACAATCGATTCTGTAATGGACGGTTATCATATCGAAGTAGAAGGATATAGATATGAACGTCTTAATTCAAAACCTAGAGGTAGATCAATTGAGAGAAAACTGAGAAGTGAGGATGAAAAAACTCAATTAGTTATTTACGCTTAATGAAAGATTTAAACTGGTATTATATTTTTCTAGGATTTTTAGTTACAGTCTTAGCACAAGTAGGAGCTTGGTACCAACATAATCTACAATTCAAGAATCCAAAGTACGATGAAACTTGGTGGGGTATGTATGTACTTGCTATTCCTTTAACTTATGTTTTTATACTTGCTACTAAGTATAATGTTATAGGATATGGAGGTTCAATATGGGGAGGAAGATTTGTAGGTTTTGCTTTAGGTATGTTAGTATATGCAGTTTTAATTCAATTATACTTTAAAGAACCTTTTACTGTAAAGATAGCAGTTCAATTATTATTATGTTTTACTATTTTAGCGGTACAAGCTTTTTGGAAATAAGTTGGAAATATGCTAATTTTTTCTTATATTTATAGATAAAGGAAGTAATATGTCAGATACAAATAGATACGTAGTAAAAATAGAAGCTTACGTTTATGGTAAAGATGATTATCATGTAAGAATGAAAGCTCATAAAATGCTTGATAAGATCAACGCTGATAATTTAAACGCTGATGCTGAAATAAAAGAGCTAGGTTCTCAACCTTTCGGGACTATGCAGTATAGGGAGTTGGAAGATATTAGTCGTCCTACTAAGTTAGATGAGCCAGATGATAGACCTTTACCTTTTTAATTTATGATAGAAGTTATAAAGTCTATAAGCGGTTATTTAGTAATAGGATGTGTTTGGATAATTTGGTTTGAAAGATTCTGCTTAAATAATAAAATAGGAGGTTCTTTTTCAAATAAAGAAAGATATTATCAAATGATATTCTGGCCAATAAATTTTGGAGTATTCCTATTTACTTGGCTTAATGAAGTTTTAAAAGAAATGAACAATGATAGAAATGGCAATAATTAAAGATATAATACAAGAAGCTAAAAATGTTAGAAGGTTTATTATAGAAGATCCTCTAAAAGATAAACTAATATATGAATCCGGTCAGTTAGTAAATATATATTTAGATTCAGGATCATCCGATGAGCATATAAGAAGCTATTCAGTAGCATCAGCTCCTGATAATACTAACCAGTTTGAAATAATAGTTACTGATCAACCTGGAGGTAAAATGAGTGACTTTTTATTTAACCAAGCTAAGATAGGTAGCGAAATACATTATAAAGGACCTATGGGTATGTTTACTCTTCCTAAAGTAATAGATAGAGATTTATACTTAGTATGTACCGGTTCAGGTATTAGTCCTTTTAGATCTATGGTTAAGTATTTAACTGAAAATAAAGTTAGTACTAAAAAGATACATTTAATATTTGGTTGTAGAACTAAAGAAGATTTATTATACTTTGATGAACTTAAAGCTTTAGAGCAATCTAATCCTAATTTTACTTTTAGTTGTTGTTTATCTAGAGAAGAAGTAGATGGATTTACTCATGGTTATGTTCATAAAGTTTATATGCCAGTAGTCGAATCATCTGAGAATAAACCTCTATTTTATTTATGCGGATGGAGAAATATGATAACTGATGCTAAAGATAACTTAAGTAAACTAGGTTATAAAATGGTAAAAGATATCAAAATAGAAGTATACAACTAGAAAATAACTAGTAAAATAGTTGCTTTTCCGGAATATATTTCGTATATTAAGGTATATTAAAAAAATAAAGGTTATGTATAAAAATTCAAATTCTGTTATTTCTGGTACTGATAGTAAAAAAGCTAAAAGTGAAAAGAAAGATTGTGTAGTTAAAGCTATTGCTTCATCTACTAATGTCGACTATGATACTGCTCATAGTTGGGTAAAAGAAAACTTCGAAAGAGAAGATAAAAAAGGAACTAGTAACTGGATGATTTCTAAAAGATTCAAGAACGAAGAAATGGAAATCGGAGGTAAAAAGTTTAAAGTTAGAAAACTTAAAAACTGGGAAACTACTAATCAGTATAAACTTTATGGTGAATTAATAAATCGTCAGAAAACTGTTAAGTCTTTTAGAAAAGATAAACCTAAAGGTACTTATATGGTATTAGTTAGTAAGCATGCATTTACTATTAAAGAAGGTACTTTAATAGATAATCATGGTGAAGAATGGAGACCTACTAGAAAGGTAATCGGAGCTTATCAGTTCTCTCCAGTTAGTAAAGAAGTTCAACTTTCCCTAGATTTTTCTTAGGGAACAGTTGGAAGTCTGAGATATTTTTCTTATATTTAAGTATATAAATCAATAATAATAAAGGTTATGTCAAATAAATTAATTTTCGAAACTCTTCAAGCTAAAGAGTCTAAATTGCAAGCTAAATTAGAAAAATTAGATAAAAAATATAGATTAGTTAGAGATGCTAAAAGTAAAGCTCTAAGTGATACTTTAAGATCTTATTTTGAAGGTACTGAAGGTATTGAAACTAACTTAGTAAATCTTAAGTATGAAAGTTCTTATGGTTCTTCTATGGAGATTACTGCTCAAGGTAATTCATACGAAAAAGAAATATGGAATGAAGATAAGCAAGATTACGTTGTAGAAACTCGTTATAGAAGAAATGAAGTTTGTACTGTAAAGTTAAAAGAATTCAGTAAATGGGATAATGACGAAGATACTGGAGATCATTTAGGTATTAGTACTTATTCTTCTTCTGATAACTACTCAGAGTTTACTTTAGATAGAATGTTATTTACTGGTCAAGTTGCTATGATTATTAAAGACTTTAAAGATGATATCTTAGCTGATATGAATAAAGTTTATAAGCAGCAGACTAAATTAACTGATAAGTCTTGGGATAAAGTAGCTGTAGTTAAGGATCAGATCCAAGAAATTGAAGATCAAAGATCTAAATTTAAGCAAGATATCTTTATCGAAGATCTTAAGAATGGTATTAAGATATTAGGAGATAAGAAAGCTTATATTCAGGAAAGATATGATTATGGTACTGGTAGTATTATAGCTGCTAAGATTACTAGAATGTCTTACTCAGGTAAATCTGCTGACTTAGAAGTTGAGGTATCAGGTAGAAGATGGAATCAAGATACTGAAGCTTACGAAGATACTACTTGGAGTAAGGATCTTCAGAAGGTAAGAATTAAGAATCTGAAGGATGCTTTCTTAAATGGATATAATAACTTAGAATGGGAGAGAGTATAAAGAAGATGATTGATAAAACTGATTTAGTGATCATGAGCTGTGAGAATGATGAGCAGCTCTTGGTCGCTGAAAGGTATGCTGATCTAGCTGAAAAGTTTATTCTTAGTATGTATGGATCTGATTTAACTTCTGAGCAGGCTATATTTTATAGCGAGTTTAGAGATAATAATAAGCAGAAGTTAGCTGCTAAAAAAGTAATGTTAAAAAAATAATATGTTAGTAATTAAGGTAGGTAAAAAAGAAAATATTAATCAAGCGGTCAAGCGCTTAAAAAGAAAGGTTAGAAATGTTGGCTTAATTAAAGAGATTAGAAAGCGTCAACAGTTCGATAAACCTTCAGTAGTTAAACGAAAAGCTAAACAAAAGGCTATTCGTAAAGAAAAATGGTTAAGAGAAAATGGAGATTATGTATAGTGATTTAAACGTAACTCAAGAAGGTATATTAGTAATACTTATTACAGCTTTACTCTTATACGGTTTAACTTACTTAATTGAAAAATAATATGAATAGTTATAAAGTTGAATATTGGTATAGGTTTGATGGTGATACTATGGAACCAAGTATAATAGATGTAGAAGCTGAAGATGAGTCTACTGCATTAAAAGTAGCTAAAATAAGAGCACCGAGAGGAGCTAGAGATTTTGAAATAATTAATTAAAAATAAAATGACTGAAGAAGATAAAAAATATAGACAAGGCAGAAGAAAAGAACAAGTAGAGGGACATGCTATGATGGCTATGGTAGGTATAATGGGTATAGTTATAATGCTATTAGTTATTAGTTTTATAACATCATGATTAGATATCCAGACATAGTAGCAGTATATAAGATCTCAGATCGAGCTAATGCTAAAAAGTTTATGAAGATATTTAAAAATACTTTAATAGATAAAGTACTTGATTCTAGATCCAGAGCTATTCCTAAAGGAGCTAAGATAGTAGACTTAGGAGTAGGAAAGGGATTTAAAAAGAAGTGGAAACAAAAGCATAAGATTTATACTTTGACTAAATAAATGATTAACCAGGAAGTAATACTTACTAAAGAAGAATGCCAGACTATTATAGATCTGAATCACGAGTTTAAAAGGAGTAGAGTACATTCTGGTCAATCAGAAAGAGCATTGAGTAAATCCAGAACTAGTTATGAAAGTATAATTAAATCTGAAACTATTTCAGACTTACTCCTTCCTAAATTATTAAAGTATAATATAATAAGTTTACCTGAGTATTGTAATGTATCAAGATATGTAGAAGGTCAATGGTTTGAGAAACATTCTGATGCAGGGTATGCTAATGTACATAAACGAAGATTTAAAACTTTAATAGTTCAACTATCTAACCCGAATGATTACAAAGGAGGTGAGTTAGTAATTTGGGATCAAAACGAGAATGAAACTATATCAGATACAGCAATAGGTAATATGATTTTATTTGAATCTAAGTTGCTCCATCAAGCTAATAAGATTAAAAGTGGTACAAGATATTCGTTAGTATTCTTTTTAACAACAGATAACTTTAAAATTGATAAACCTTTAATATAAAAATATGGATAAAAAGAATACTTACTTTGTAGATATAGATGGAACGATCTTAAAATATAGAAAGTTTGAAACTTATAAGAGTTCTAAAGCTGAAGTTATTCCTTCAACCTTAGAGTATTTACAGAGAGTCAAAGAGGAAGGCCATATGATAATATTAACTACAGCAAGACCAGAGGAGCTAAGAATACATACAGTAATGGAGTTAAATACTAACAACGTTCCTTATGATAGATTAGTAATGGGAATAGAAAGAGGTCCAAGATATCTTATTAATGATATGGATCCAAAGATAAAACAAGAAAGAGCTATTGCATTAAACTTAATTAGAGATGAAGGGATATAATAAACTTACAATAAAGCAAAGACTCCGAGGGTGGGGCTTTGATATGGACCAATTGAGGGAGAGTGAGGGGGCGCTTTTCTCCTCTCTCGACCGAAGGTCGCCACGCGCATTTTCGACTAACGTCTCAAATGATCTTCCTAACTACTGCCATTACTCCGGTCTGAGGACAGTAAGGAGTTATATGGAATAAATAAAGGCTGAGGTATAGTAGACTTTGGTTAATACTCTATATCATTTTATATTAGATAATAGGAGAGAGACTATCTAAGCCATATTAGATAAAGGGATATAAGCTATAGATACCATAAAGCCTATTAATAATAGTGAGTGTATATATTCATATATTAATATACTTATATAAACATATATGTTCTATAGAATAAACAGATAGTAACGTATAAAATATAAGGGTAATAGATCAGGCACCCACCTCCCTCCCTTCTTTTTTTTCTCTATAACGGGAAATAATTAAAGAAATAGTTGGATATATGAAATATTTTTACTATATTTAAGCATGAAACAAGTTAAAAAACCTTATAACCTCAATGAAGATTGTAAGCATACATTACAAGAGGTGTTTGATTATATTAAACTATCCTCTTCGCTTGATAGATCTAAAGAGGTTGTTAAACAATGGATGAGATCTAACTATGACTTTAAAAAAAGAAACATAGAAAGATACTTCCAGAATGTAGATAGTGTTAATACCGTTGATGAGTTATTTATATACCTATTTAACTCTACCAATAAAGGGTATGTCACTAAAATGAGAATTAATAACAATTATTAAATAAAGGTTATAATGAAAAGGTTATATAATAAACTCAAGGAGCCTATAGTAAGTTTCTTATTTATAGCACTAGTATTTTACTTATTGTATATCAGCCTATGGACGTTTTGTCCTTGTCCATAAAAGGCCTATATAGTACCATTAGTCTGATTTAAGACTGATCTACATATGCCATCAATCTGATATAACACTGCCAGTATAGTTCCCTATACGGTACCTCTATGGCTATATCTGCCCAGACCTATCTTCCTCTTTCTCATGACTTTTTACCTATAGGTTTATATATAAATATATATAGATATATAGAGATACTAAGATTGGCCTATAAAAATACAGGATTTATACGGGATTAATAAAAATAAGTATAAATTATTACCTATAGTACTATCTATTGTGGTACTTATCGTTATACTTACTGGAATAATATTGGTAATCCTTTGGTGATACCTTCAGATCCAATATACTAACAATTACTCTATAATAATATAAGAAGTTTTTTGGTAGTTTCCAACGAAAACCAGGGAAATTTTCCGAAAAAAAATTTTGTATATAGGGGTTTTTTATATATTTATATGAAATTATGAAGAAAATCGACCCTCATACCTTATTTTCTCTGTTCGAAGCCAATGATGAACAGGTTTATGAAGAAAATAACGTCACAGAAGTGTTACAAAATCCTTATGTCCTTATGGGTATGGTAGTAAGAGGGGTAGATAACTTTTTCCTATTAGATAAAATTTACAGCAAAAACCATAAGGAAGAATATCTTAGAAGTAAGGATAGAATAAAACATAAATACTTTTCAAAGCTTTATACCTATTTAGAAAGGATAAAATCCGATAAATTCGAAACAAAATACATTATTGGAGAGACTTTTGATAGTGGAGAAGTAAATAAATCGTTGCATACTATGTTATATTACTTTGAAAACCTCGAAGAATATGAAAAATGTGCAGTAATCAAGAAATATATCGATTTACTTTACGAAAAACCCAATGTTCGGTTGCATATTTAGTAACTAAAACTAAAATATGATAATTTTCTTAAAGGTAGTAGTATTATTTGTACTATTTTGGTTCGTTATGAACAGGTGGTTCAAATATTTAGATAAATAAAAGGGGAAATAGTTGGAATTCTGCATATTTCTTCTTATATTATGGTATATTTAAAAACGGTTATATGAATTATCAAGAAAAAGTAAAGAAATCTAACAAGATTATTAAAGAAATCAACTCTCTACAACCCGGAGAGCAGTTTGAGGTTACCTATGGAGTAGATAGAAATAATAAACCCAGAGTATTCACTATAAGAGCCTATAATGGGTTTAAAGATGAAATAGATTATACTATAAGAGAGGGTAATAGTCTTCTAGGAGGTAGTATGAATATAGAAAAGATACTTAAAACCTATATGAAAGGTTATACCTTTGATATGATGGGTAATAAGACTACTTATAATTTTCCACTGTATATGTTTAAGTTAAGAAACGTACATAATTAGTATACTCTAACCAAAGTCATGATAGTACCTCAGTATATCCAATCTCAACTCTCAGATTTTATTGCCCATAGATTCTCAGATATTACAATAGATAGACTCTCTATGGATAAACCAGACTGGAATCTATCCGTTACCGGTAAATATTCTTTTATTATGAATTTACGTAAAGGTTATCCTATAACCGTAATGGTATCCGAGATAGCTAATCAAAAACATACTGAAGAAGCCTTCTATAATAGAGAAGCGTTAGAAATTGAATTAAATGATAATATAAAGTATGAATAAACTAATAGAAAAAATTTCGTGGCAACTTTGCGCGTTTTGCGCGGCGAGCGCGATGCTCGTTTCTTGTACTATAGAAGAGATCCTCCCCCCTCCTTGCGTTGACGGTGATTGCAACGCCGAAATGGTATTTCCCGTACAAGCAGATGAGAATGGATATTATCATATTGAGTTAGATTGGACAGGAGAATATTTACCTTATTTTAACGTTGACGTTTTTGCATCTAAACTAGATGATTACTATACTTATAACGGGGTTCATAACGTTGAAGCACGTTTTGATAGCGATACATATTGGATAATAGGAGATACTCTTACCGTAACAGTAAATAACTACAATCCTTTCCAGGGACCTTACGATTATTCCGGTAATTTACTACCAAATAGTACGACTACAGTCGATCTTACACAGTTTGCAGGTATGAAAGTTAACATGGTACAGGGAACTTCTATAAAATTTACAGATGATCATACTAGATTACGTAGTAGACGTACAGTAGGACCTATTCCTCCTATGGCTATAGGTGATACTATTACGTTATACATGGAGGTTTATTGGGATGCAGGTAGTAACTCCGTACTAAAAAACGACTTTACGGAAAAATTTATTGTAGAATAGTTGATCTTTTGAAAAAAAATCATTATCTTAATTATATATTAAGAATTAAATATAAATAAATACTTAATTATAGTATAATATAAGAATAATTTAATAATTAAACAAATAATTAATCTAATATGTCATTGCAAGCGGAGAAAATCCATTCGAATTACGAAAAACATCTTAAAATAGTTGACCATTACATTACCGACCGTAAGGAAAAATGTAAAAAGCTTATAGAACACCTTGGCGAAGCCTATATCATGGCTCCAGCTAGTGGTAAGTCTTGGCATCATAATGCATTCCCAGGTGGTTATGTAGATCATGTTAATAGAGTAGTAGAGTTTTCACTAAAACAGATGAGACTTTACAAAGAAATGGGAGGTACTATAGACTTTACAGAAGAAGAACTAGTATTTGCAGCTTTATTTCATGATTTAGGTAAAATTGGTGATGGAACTAAAGAAAATTACGTAATACAGACCGATGAATGGAGAAAAAATAAACTATTTGAAAACTATACATACAATCCAGACTTAGATTTTATGTTAGTACCCGATAGATCTCTGTTTATACTACAGAAATTTGGTATTCCTGTTACACAGAACGAATTTTTAGGTATAAGACTACATGATGGCGTATTCGATAAAGCTAATGAAGCTTATTTTTATAGTAATTACCCTACTTCTAGGATGAAAACCAATATAGTATTCATTCTACACTCGGCAGACTTCTTAATGTCTAAGTTAGAATTCGATGTTTGGCGTAACAATGGGGGTAAATTAGTTCCTAAAGAAACTAAACCAAGATACGGTCAAAAAAAACCTATTAAAGCCTCTAAAGGCCTAAACAAAATGTTAAAAAACTTATAGAATGGAAATTTTTTACGTAATTATTGGAATATTAGTTGCCTTTTCGGGAACTTTAGTGTATATTATTAGAAACCTTATGGTAAAAGTAGAGAAATACGAAGATGTTACCTTAGATCAAACTGAATATCTTCAAAATATCTCTAATCTTATCGGTAGGTCAAAAAAACACTTACAAAATCTCGATGAACGAGGGGTCTTTCAAAGTGATGATGAAGTGGGAGAATTTTTTAACCAGATGAAAGCTGTCCAAGACGAATTGGATAAGTATATGCTCCCGGAAAATTATGGCAAGGAAGAGATCGAAAGCTAACTACTTTACAAAAGAAACAGAAGAATACATAGTTAAATTTAACGAGTCTGAAGATCAGGATTATAGGAAAAAGATCTTTACAGAACACATTTACTACCCTTTTTACAAGCTAGCAGAGAATATTATTCATACATTTAAGTTCTACTATACTGACGTAGAGAAAATAGAAGACTTAAAACATGAAATAGTATCAGTTATTTACGAAGAAAAGATTATGAAGTTTGATCCTACTAATGGAGCTAAAGCATATTCTTATTTTGGTACTATAGTAAAAAGATGGTTAATAAACTATAATAACAAAAACTACAAAAAGCTTAAACAGGTAGGAAACTTTTCAGATATAGAAGATCAGTACGAACAAGAGCTAAAAGTAGACCATAAGGCAGCTAAAAACTTAAGTGATTTTATCGATAACTGGGTAGAGCATGCATACGATATAATGGATGATATGTTTACTAAAGAAGCAGATAAACATATAGCAGATGCAGTTCTTACTATTTTTAGGACTAGACATGACTTAGATATTTTTAAAAAGAAAGCTCTTTATATCTATATAAGAGAAATGACTGATTGCGATACTCCTAACCTAACAAAAGTAATAAACGTATTAAAAGCAGACTTTAGAAAACGCTACCAAAAAGCCTACGATATTGGACTTTTACGAAATAATTCTGATTAAAACTATTTATTAATAAAGAATTATGAGCATCGATAAAGAAATATTTAAAGGTAAAACTTTATCCGACCTTTTTGGAGAGATATACGATAACTCTAAAGAAACGAAAGCCCAGGTAAAAGGGCTTATAGGAGAGCTAAAACCTCTTATAGAAAATATTGGTGACGCTACACTCTTAGTACCTATGATAAAAGAGTATATGGAGATAGGCGTAAAAAATGATGAACACTTAATCAAGCTAGCCCAAGTAATACAAAGACTAGAAGCAACTATAGCTAGAGGTGGAGTGGAAGAATTTGATTTATCTGAACTTCAAGACTTAATAGAAGAGCAAGGTCTTATGGATGATGAAGTAAAGCAGGTAGGAGAAGGTAAAAAAGATACAGAAGAAGAATAAACATGTTATTAGGTAATCCTGAAATTGGCAGCTTAGGAGATGCAGTAGAGTTTTCACTCAAAGGCCTTGAATTAGCTAGAGTACAAGATATAATCTTAGGTAAAGATAATACCGAGTATGAAAAATTTGGGGCTGAAAAAAGTGTTGGAGCTATTAAATATAGATTACTATCAGATAAAAATGTAACTAAAGACAAAGAAGATCTTCCTGTAGCTTTTCCATTAGATGATAGAGCAAGGAGCTACCCTTTAAAAAACGAAATTGTACTCTTAACCAAAGCCCCATCAGGATTCGAAAACGATGAAAATAGTAGAACTTACTACCTCTCTATAGTATCCCTATTTGATAACGTAAACCATAATTCTATTCATCCTGATTATAGCACCTTAGACTTAGGAAATGACCTACCGGAAGTAAAAGTTAATAATCTTCAACCTTATTCTGGCGACTATATCATACAGGGTAGACTTGGTAATTCATTAAGATTTTCTGGTTATGCCCATCCAGATAACAAATATACTGATGATAGCAATAACGGTAAACCTTTTACTATAATTAGAAACGGTCAATTTGACACTGAAAATAATGGAATGTTACAAGAAGATATCAATCAAGATGATTCTTCTATATATTTAACCTCAGATCATACCATACCACTAGAACAAATTAGAGATAAGTTTGATAGTAATACTAAAGATCCTATTTTAGGAAATGAATATAAAGGTAGGCAGATAATAGTTGACTCAGGTAGAATATTCTTAAATGCTAAAGATGAAGATATACTATTGTCAAGTAAAGAATCTTTCGGAGTATCGTCTAAAGATGTAAGCATAGATGGTGAAGACTACATAGGTTTAGATGCTAAGAAAATATATTTAGGAGAAAGAGCCAGAAGGCTTGAAGATGAACCTGCTATTAAAGGAGATGCACTTGAAAGCTATTTAAATACATTAAATATGTTATTAATAGATTTTTGCGATACAGTGAAAGCAGGTAGGGGTGTAGCTAAAACTCAAGCCCCTGTAGTAAATTTAGGAGTTAAAGTTTTAAAGTCAGGTATTGTAGGTCTACAAAGAATAATTAACCCAGGTGATAAAAACTCTAACTTAAAATCTAAAAAAGTCTTTATACAGTAATGCCACATACTTTAATAAGAATAGAAGAAGGAAAAATAGCAGCTTTAGCTTCGTCACTATTAGCTGATGCTAAAATATATGCTACTAACTATGCTAATGAAAAAATAGAAGAAGAGATAAAAAAATTTTTAGATGCATGTCCACCACCTCAAGTATTAGAATCTATTGCAAATACTGTCAATAAAATCGAATCACTAGAACAGACTTTTGAAAGAAGAGTAGATAAAGTTGCACAGCTACCTAGAAAATTAGATAAACCTATAAAATTAGCTAAAATAGTAATTGATATTTTAACTCATGTTTTAGAAGCTAAATTTACTACTATAGGAGTTATTCCACCAACCGGTGGTCCTGTACCAGGTGTATTAATACCTGAAAGACTAGGTAGAATTTTAACTCAAGCAAGTAGATTAGAAGATGCTAAAAAAATTGTATTTACTTTAGAAGATGAACAAAAAGGTGTTGAAAGCTTAGTAAGAGGGGTACAAGGAGCGTTTACTCCATTAACTGGTAGACTTCAACGATTAAAAGATCTATTAGAAAGATGTGCTCTAGATCCTAGCCTGTCTAAAGAAGAAAGAGACAAGATATTAAATAATAAATTAAAGAAAGATGATCTTTCATTACTCGAAGCCTATACTGGAAGAAACGGCAGAGTATATAGTATAGACGTAGTTGACGTATTAGACAATGAAATAAATGTTCCTAGACGTCAAGCTATAGCTAAAGACTTCAGGGGAATAGTAGTTTTAAGAGGACAACCCTCTTATTCTAGTAACCCTCAAGTGTTAAAAGATGAATTAAAATTCAGAATTGACAACCAACTTCCATAAACTAACTATTTATAATTATGAAACTAGATGTATTACGTAAAATCATTAGAGAAGAAGTAAGAGCTGCAGTTAAGGAAGAGTTACAAGATATGCTTAACGAAGCAGTTAAGTATGCTAGTAAACCCGGATTAGTTACTAAAGAAACAGCCGGCACTAACTACAGACAAGTAAAACAAAAAGACCTTGCACGAACCTGGTCTACTGGTAAAATGAATACAGGTACAGTTCCGTTAGAAGAGATGCTTCAACAAACTGCTACTAATATGACAAGCGATGACTATAAAAACGTAGTTAATGCTGATTCATCAATGGTTAAAAAACCAAGCTTTGCTTCTAATATAGCTACCGATATGGGACTAACTGGTCACTCAGGCCCTCAACCAGGTATAGATATTAGTAAATTAGACTTTGTGAAAAGCGCTAAAGCTATTTATGATAAATCATTAGAGAAAGATAGTACAAGATAAAAATGCCTACTGAGTTTAAGAAAATAGATCCATTAGACCTGCAGCCTAGAAAGGCTATAGGAGTTGATATTCCTTTTTCAGGTAATGCAGTATTTAACTCTACCTTTACTACTAAGGATGCTATTAGAGCTAATCTAATAAACTATTTTTTAACTAACCCAGGTGAAAGATTCTTTAACGTGGATTTTGGAGCAGGACTTAGACAATTATTATTTGAACCTATAAATGAAGATAATATAGAGGAACTTAGGGGTAAGATTTTAGATGACTTACAAATATTTTTTCCCAAAGTAAAACCGACTAAAATAGAATTAAATGGCATTCCTGAATCTAATACTGTAGAGTTTACTATGAGATACGCTATAGCAGATAGTAATATAGAAGACGATATATTGATAAATTTTGAATAATGGCTAAAAAAGAAAGAGAAATAAAATATTCCAACCGGGACTTTAACGACTTTAGATCCTCATTAGTGGAAATGGCTAAAAGCTACTTCCCTGATACATTTAACGACTTTTCTGATACATCACCAGGAATGATGTTTATCGAAATGGCTGCATATGTTGGAGACGTATTATCGTTCTACCAGGATACTCAACTACAGGAAACCTTTTTAAATTACGCTCAAGACAAAAAGAACTTATTTAACTTAGCGTACATGATGGGGTATAAACCTAAAATCACAGGAGTATCAGAAGTAGAACTAACCGTATCCTGTATAGTACCTGCTAATGCATCAGACAGTTACAATCCTAATTGGGCACACGCTGTAGTAGTTAATCCTAACTCAGTTATAACATCTACTGATAAATCTAATACAGACTTTATAACTATGGATCCAGTAGATTTTCAATTTAGCAGCTCTTTTGATCCTACAGAAGTTATAATTAATTCTATATCTAGCGGCAACCCTGCAGAGTATACTCTTAAGAAAAAAGTAAAAGCATTTTCTGGTACTGTTAAGTCGAGTACATTTGAAATAGATTCATCGGAAAAATTTAAAACTCTCACTATTTCGGATACAAATATAGTAGGAATATTAGACATTACCGGTAGTAGTGGAGATACGTATTTTGAAGTACCGTTTTTAGGTCAAGATACCGTTTTTGTAGACTCAACTAATGGTGGAGCTGATGCAGGACAAGTTCCTTTTGTACTTAATTTAAGAAAAGCTCCTAAAAGGTTTACAACAAGACTTCAATCTAATAACGACCTAAAGATACAATTTGGTGCAGGAACCTATGATAGTGACGACTCAGTTCTTTTACCTGATCCTACTAACGTTGGTAGCGGAACTAATCAAGGTATAAAAAGATTAGATGCAGCATGGGATCCTTCTAACTTTACTTTTAGTAGAGCTTACGGTATAGCACCTAATGAAGACCTGCTAGTAAGGTACATAACAGGAGGAGGAGTAAGTGCTAACGTACCTGCTAATACTATTTCTACCAAATCAGGAGCTTCTATTAACCTTAGGAGTAACGCTTCAACCGATAATGTTACTTTCAATAACACTCAACCAGCCAAAGGAGGTAGAGAAGGAGATACTGTAACTGAATTAAGAGAAAACTCTCTAAGAGCTTTTAATGAGCAAGGAAGAGCAGTAACGTTACAGGATTATACTATAAGATCATTATCCCTTCCAAGCAAGTTTGGTAGTATAGGAAAAGTATTTGTTACTCAAGATAAAAGAACTAATACTAATACTACTGATGCAATAGTAGATAACAATCCTTTAGCACTATCAGTTTATGTATTAGCATACGATAATAATAAAAACCTAACTACAGCATCATCTACATTAAAACAAAATCTTAAAACATACCTGAGCGAGTGGATAGTTTTATCCGATAGTGTGAATATAAAAGATGCATTTGTAGTAAATATAGGAGTAAACTATGAAATTATAGTCAGACCTAACTATACAGGTAGAAATGTACTTTTAGACTGTAACCTAGTATTACAGGATTATTTTGATATTTCAAAAAGAAGTATAAATCAAACTATTAATTTAGCTGAACTATTTGTCTTGCTTGATAAAGTTAAAGGAGTTCAAACAGTTCAAAAAATTGAAATAGTAAACAAGACAACAAGTGATGGAGCTTATTCTCAATATGGATACGATATACCAGGAGCTACTAGAAGTAGTGTAATATACCCTTCTTTCGATCCATGTATTTTTGAAATTAAGTTTCCTACATTAGATATTAAAGGACGAATAACAACATTATAAGATGGCAGTATTTAAAATTTTTCCAAGTGCAGATGCTTTTGTAAATACTCAAGTAGTAACAGCTAATATGGGTTTTGATGAAATGCTTGAAATAGCAGGATACCCTGTAAACGATGTAGGGCAAACTTCAAGATCTATAGTTAGATTTAAAACTTCTGAAATACAGAACGTACTTAATAATAAAGTAGGAAATATCCCTTTTACTGCTAGTATAGATTTAAAAGTAGCCGAAGCTTATGAAATGCCAGCTACTCATTCAATATTTTGCTACCCCTTAGCGGAATCGTGGTCTGAAGGAGTAGGTAAGTTTGCCGATGATATAAGCACAGGTTCAGCTGATAAATCAGGAGTATCTTGGTTTTATAGATCTCCTAATGAAGAAGATGCATGGAAAACTGAATCGTTTGCCACCTATCAGACAGCATCATATAACTCAACCTACCCTGGAGGGTGTTCTTGGTATACAGCATCTAATACAGCTAATTTAGAAGCTACTCAATCTTTTTCTGAAAATGACGATTTTGATATCAATATAGATGTTACTAACTCAGTACACCTTCATTATTCTGGAACCTTAGATAATAACGGGTTTATACTTAAACTAGACGATGAACTAGAGTTTAATACTAGTGCGTCATTAATTAATAAATACTATAGTAGAAATACTAATACTATATATCCTCCTAGCTTAATTATATCATGGGACGATCAAACATACTCTACCGGAAGCCTATCAGTTCTTGATACATCACAGGCTGTAGTAGAAGTAACTAATAACAGAGGAGAGTACCCTGATGAAGGTAAATATAGATTTAGATTACTTTCTAGACCTAAACATCCTACAAGAACCTTCACAACCGGATCTATATTTAAAACCAATCACGCTCTTCCTTCAGGATCAGTATATGGATTAAAAGATGAATATACAGAAGAAATGGAAATACCTTTTAATACTGCAACTACTAAAGTAAGTTGTGATTCAAGTGGTTCATTTATAGACCTATTCATGGATGGTTTACAGCCTGAAAGATATTATAGATTATTAATAAAAAGCGAATTAGATGGAAGTACTGTTATAGACGACAGTAATATTTTTAAAGTAGTAAGACATGGGTAAAATAAGGCTTACAAAAAAAGTTTTAGATAAAGACGATTTTAATAAATCAATAGACTCTTCTTTTAAAACATTCATTACTCCTGAAGTAGAACCAGAAACAGATTCTATACAGGAATTATTTAGACTATATAGTAAGTTTTATTTTGAAATACCCTTAGAAGGAGAACAAGTATCTCATACTTTTCTAATAAAAGAAAGTAGCAAGCTTATACAGGTAGAAAAAGATAATGAAGCTATTCAGCCATTATTAGATGAAATAGCTGAACTAAGACAAAGATTATTAGAACAGCAACAACAAGCATTAGAAGAAGATATAGAACGATCAAATAGAGAAGCAAATGCCGCAAATTGATTATAAAATAAACTTAATAGAACCTGAAACGTTACAGAAATTCGAGAGTAGAGATACTACCGTAATCGAATCTTTTTCTATTAATTCTGCATTTAAAGCTTTTGAAAATAAAGTTGAGCTTCATATATTTTCTATGGATAACGACCTCTTACAGTCTTATCCTAACTATAACGATCAAGCATATTTAGCAGGCTCTCAAGGTAATAACGATGGTAGCGTAGTTGAGATGACCCTTGACCCGATGGGTGATATGCAAAAGAAAGGATTTACAGGCGGGGATATAAAACTTGTATACAATTTCTTAGATGATATATACTCAGATAATAAGCTTCCAGTTACTTTTTTCATAGAAGAAATATCTAAAGATAGAACAGAATTAAGACTTCTGACTACCCAAGCTACAGATGAATATTTAGATAAACAGACTGAAGAGTTAAAAAAAGAACTTGAAAGCAAATCTTACTTAGACGACTTTAGACTTAACTTCGGTTCTAATAATTTAGTTATAGGAGTAAATATAGACTCTCAACCTTATAGAGACTTTACCTCTATAGTAGTTAAACTGTATAAGCCTTTACCTCCTGAGTTTGGCATTAAAAGCACACTTACCCTGGATAGGTTAGTAGCTGATTCAACAGCATACGAAATAGAAGGAACAACGATACCCGACACTATATCAGTTCCTCATATCAAACCACCAAACTTTAATATAGAAGAAGAAAAAGAAATAGTATCATCTACTGAATACTTTAATTATAACGAACTTTTTAACTTTCCAATCAGTGAAAGCTTTAGACAGCTTAACTCACTATTTAGTGAAAAAGGTATAGACATAAGTATAGATTATGCAAATTTTGATGAATTCATTCACTTTGGCTCTATAACTGATAGATTAGAAAACTTTAGGTTTAAAGTAAATCAAATATCGTCTTCTCAAGCTCTGCATGATAATGCAGTAAGCGTTACCGGTACTAAGACTTCTCATTTAAACTTTTATAGTTCAAGTATAAAAAATATAATCGATAACTTTGATCATTACGAAAGATTCCTTTATTATGAATCAAGCTCTCATTCTTGGCCTAAACAGGTAGGCCCTAACGGTATAATTGAAAAGCCCTATATAATAGCTACAGGTTCTGCTACCGGGTCATGGTACGATGAAAAAATATTATCTGCTAGCAATTTTGACGTATCTAATCAAACAAGACTGATTAACGCAGTACCTGCTTATATTCAAGACGATACTGATAATGCTCCTTTTGTTACATTTGGTAATATGATAGGTCAGCATTTTGATAATGTATGGATATACTCTAAAGCATTATCAGATAAGTACGATGCAGATAATAGAATAAATAAAGGTATCCCAGCTCAATTAGTAGAAGAAGCTTTAAGAAACTTTGGAGTTAAGTTATATGCCAGTAATAGATCAATAGAAGATTTAATATCTGTATACCAAGGAGAGCTTTACAATACCGGTAGTGAATTAATAAACTCATTTACTACTGGATCCTTAACTGGCTCTCAAGCTTTAGTTTCAGAAGATCAGTATAGAACTCAATTATACAAAAGACTGTACCATAATTTACCTTACTTGTTAAAATCTAAAGGTACCGAAAGAGGAGTAAAAGCATTAATAACTAGCTTTGGTATACCAACTAATAATAATTATACCGGAGCTAATGGAAGTCATAATGGATTATTAGTAAGAACAGTAGGAGGAGGTATGGTTGATTCTGCATCTAATGCAGCAGGTAATACCCCTAATTTAGGACAATTTACAGAATTTACTTCTTCTCTCGGAAGAGTAAGAATAGACAATACAGGTAGTATAGAAGGCAGTACTCTATCTCAATATATTTCTATAGTAAAAAGAGATAATAAGTATGCTGACGATTTACATTCTCTTGAAGTAGGATTTTCTCCAACACACGTTTTAGACGAAAGAATAAATAACTACTTTATTGCTTCTGCTAGTGGACAATTTAATATAGATGATATATTAGGAGATCCGGGGTATAACTATTCATCCAGCTATTCTGACTTATTTACTTCTGCTAGCGATATAGTAGGAGATATTTTGACAGGTAGCGGTACTACCCATAGACAAAATGGTAATTATGTAATATCGGGAAGTAATAATTATAGTGATATGATTAGAACTTTGAAGTTTTATGATAACGTTGTATTCAAATCAGTAAAAGACTATATTCCTGCAAGAAGTAGCGTTAGTGAGGGTATGATTATTAAACCCCATGTATTAGAAAGAAGTAAAATAAAACAAGTACAGATATCCGGTAGCCAACTACCTAACTCGTCCTCTCAAGTAATAGCTGATCAATTTGTAGGAGATATCACTCTAACCGGTAGTATCTCTATTAATGAAAATACAGGAAGCTCAGGTGGGGCTTTTGGTGGTCAAAACCAACTAGAATTAACTATTCCATTAACCGCAAGCTATACAGAACAAGTAATGACATCTGGAGGTTTAGCAACTTATACATACCATGATCATGAAGAGGCAAGATATGATGGAGAATTAAGTGGAAGTGTTCTTTCTTCTAGTTATTTTCCTAACGAATTAAATAGAGCAAACATATTTAAGTATGAAGGAGGAACAGATCTTCAGTATAAGTTCAAAAGAATTGATACTGCTACTGACCCTAGTCCTTCAGCTACTCCTACACCTACCGCTACCCCTACGGTAACTCCAACACCGACTAGAACACCTGCTGCTACTCCTTCTAAAACACCTTCTCCTTCACCAGTATGTACACATACAGGTAGTGCAAAAATTGCACATTACGGTAGCTCCTGTGGCAGTTACAATTTTAGATTCGTATTTGGTACTTATACTGCCGGGTGTGACACTGGAATCGCTTTAGTAGATCAAGCATGCTTTACTGCAGGTACTTTAGTTGATACAGTATCTTATAATGCATGTCAAGACGGTACTTCATCAGATACATTCGGAAGCTGTAGTAGTCGATCATTTGGTATAATACAAGGCGGACATCCAACCTCAGGTAGTGGAGGAGTCTGGGACTGGTTAGGTTCTGGTAGTATGAGAGCTCTAGCTAGAAATGCACAAAGAGGAGCAAATTGTGGATCACCAGCTAATTATCAAAACTGTTAATAAAAAATAATATGACCTATATTAATACAGCAACAGATTCAGGACAGCACTACACAGGCTCTTACTCTTTAATAGGAGGTAATAATAGAATAGTAACCAGAAGAGGATTAAATCAACTATACTATTCTAATTATATATCTGCTTCTGGATTCTTAGCTCCCAACTACAATAGTGAAAGTGATCTTTTAAAATCTAGCAGTGCTGAATCTATTAGGATAGTAGGATTTGATAATTTTGAAGAAACTTCTTTTCATGCTTCTGGTTCTAGAATATTGACTTCCAGAGGAGCAGTATACTCTATACCTAGAGAATTATTCGGTACTCATATCGAA